CGAGCGATGGGCAAGAGATCCTGCGCGCGGTGCGCGCTCAGAACAGGAGGACGTCATGACAACTGAAGTTTTCACAACCGTCGAAGCGGCTCAATATGTCCGCCTTGCAAAACCCACACTTGAACGCTTCCGCCTGACAGGCACAGGCCCAGCGTATTGCAAGCTAGGTGGAGCCGTCCGCTATCGGCGATGCGATCTGGACGAATGGCTTAAGACCCGTTTGATCAACTCCACAAGCGACCAACGTTAAAGGGGGAGGGCGTGAGATGATCACAACCGAAATTCACCCCGACGCAACTCGGACGGTCAAATATTACAATCGCCTTTTGGGGCATTATGGGCCGATCACCTATCGCCGATCGAAAGCACGGGCCTGGAGGTGCGTGAGCGTCCTGGGCGCGCTGGGCTACGCTAGGACCGAAGCGGACGCCCGGCGCTGGCTCATGGAGATGGTCCCATGAGCGCAATCGACGAAACCGGCAACCGTTACGGGCGATTAGTCGTTACGGCGCCAGCGCCCACAAAAAACAGATCCGCGCAATGGCTGTGTCAATGCGATTGCGGAAATGCCGCCGTTATAAGCGGCGGCAATCTTCGCAAAAAAACCTCGCGATCTTGTGGGTGTCTTAGCCGAAATCGCGGAGTGCAACGGTTCAGGCTGAATGTTCTAGACACTTTCGATGAGGACATCCTATGAGCGATTATTTCCTTGCCCTATCGGACCATTACAAGGCGGTTCGCGCTAGGCTCAACAGCGGCCCACCACCTCGCCCGGTCGCCATCGCGCCACCCGAACCGCCGCCTGAACCGGAACCTGAGCCGGAGCCCGACCCGCCCGAACTGCCCCCGGCGTCCTTTCAGTACACCATGTCCGCCGCTAGGCGCATCGCCCAAGCGGCGCTCGTGCCCCACGGCATGACCTGGACCGACGCCATGGGTCCAAGCCGCACCGTGCCCTACACCCACGCCCGCGGGGACGTGTACAAGGCGCTCCGCAAGCACGGTTGGTCGCTGAAAAAGATCGCGATCTTCTGCAACCGCGACCACACCACCATCATGAACGCTTTACACCCAAAAAAGGACCGCACCAAATGAGCATTACAGACCAGATCCTGCGCGATCGCGAGCAGACCCACGGGCTGTTCCGTGAAGTCGCCGGCTACTCGCAAGCCATCAAGAATGTCATGCGGACGTCGCGCAATTGGAACCGGCTGGACGTCGCCCAGGCGCAGGCTTTGGAGGTCGTCGCCGACAAGGTGGCGCGCATCCTGTGCGGCGATCCGTCCTTTCCAGACCATTGGCAGGACGGCGCGGGCTACTTCGAACTGGTGCTGCGCGACCTGGTGCAGGCGCAGGCGCCCGCCGCCATGCCCCGCGCTACCATGCCTGACCGGCTAGGCGACGAGCCCCTAGACGCGCCGGCGTTCCTAACGGAGGGGCGCGGATGATACTGCAATTGAACCCGACCATGCCCCTCACCACGCCACTGGGGCGGGCGCTGGCGCACTTCCTGATCGACAACGGCGACGAGCATCATCTGCTATGGGTGTGCATTCAAGACGACACGGGCGAGATCTGGGTCTGGCCTAATCCTGACGTGCGCGGGCGCCCCAACCCGACAATGGGGCGCGAACTTAACACATCCCCAGAACGTGTTAAAAATAACGGGAAATCCTAACATGAGCGATGATCTTGTGAAGCAACTGCGCGAATATGGATCATGCGGGATGGTTTTTGAAGCCGCCGACCGCATCGAGAAGCTGGAGGCGGCGTTGCGTCCATTTGCAAGAGCAGAATACATCTCAACTGGATTTGATGGGAATGCAATTTTTGCTCGATTGCAATACGCCAAAGACGCGACAGAAACGATCCCGTTAGCTGCGTTAGAAGAAGCCCGCAAAGCACTGGATGCAGAATAATCCTTTACACCATCGCGCTGACGTGCGATGGTCAACCGTCAACCAAGGGGAGTCTGACATGTTTAAAATCGGTATCAACGAACACGATGAAGTCGCGTATGTGAAGATCCAGATTGCCGCCAAGGCAATCCATGAAGCGGCGCTGCTGGCGTACTACTGCGAAGGCCGCAAGAAGCAGATGTTCCATGACGAGATGGAGCGAGAGATCGAAGAACTGCTGACCTTGCTGGGCGTTGACGACCGCGCGACCGCCTGCGCCGTTGACGATGCGACCGAAATCTACCAGTATCAAATCGAGAATTTACGGGCGGCGCTGCGCGTTATTGAAGACACGCCGCCCCGTGAGATTGAAAGCGCGTGGTCCGTTGCGACCCACGCCTTGCGCGAAGATGATGAACATGCGGCCCGTGCCGCTAAACAGATTCGGTGAGAGCCGGATCGTCGGGGCACCCGCCCCGGCGCGTCAGACGGTACGTCTGACGGCCTAGTCCTAGTGTTTGTTCGACACGCCCACTTGCCCCCGGTCGCTCACGCAACCGGGGGTCTTTCGTGTCAGGCTGTGCGACCGGGGAAGCCGATCACGTTGCCGTCGCTGGACGGCTCCAGCATGTTCCGCAACACGGATTTGCGTTCTTTCGCCAGCTCAGGCGCGACATACACATGCTTGCGCGTGTTGTGCTCCGCAGACGACACCTTGCCACGGTCGATCCATCCGGCCTCCTTGAGGGCGTGCAGAAGCGCCGACTGCGGCACCTTAACGCCTGCGGGGGCAGACGCCGCCAGACGGTCACAAATGCCGTAAAAGGGCGTAGCGATGATGCCGCGTTTGAACTCAACATTCTTGGCCCGGATCTGCTCCACGATAAAGCTTTCAGCAATAGACATGCCGTTCTCGATCAGGTTTTCCTTGAACTCGGTCCACATGGGCGGCGCAGACGGGTTGAACTTGGACACGTCGCGATCCATTAACCACCGGGCGATGGTCTCGAACCCGCCCGCCCGATACCAGCGCCACAGGTTCTGCGCTGCGCCAGGGTCCATTCGCCCCGCCGCCGACCAAATGCAAAACCAACGGCGGTCGCCCGAACTGATCGAGATCGGGACAGGATCGTTCGTGAACGCCAGCACCATTACGCGGTTCACCATGTCGTAGGGGTGCAGGCCCTTGCGGTTGATCGGCAGCGTCTCGGGCGGGGCGGCGATGATGGGTTTCAACTTGTTGGCAAGCGCGCGGCGCTGGGACGCCTCTGGCTCCTTCAACTCGTTCAGGATCAGGATTTCCGATTCCAACGAGTAACCCCACTGCGAATTGAGCCCGTCGTTGTCCACCAGACCCCGGTTCTTGAGGCCGGGACCGCAGACCGCCCAGATGGCTGGAGCCCACATCGTATCCTTGCCGGAGCCCTCGTCGCCGCCATGCAAGATCGCGTGGTTGATCTTGACGCGGGGGTTCTGAAGCTTAAACGCCATCACGTCGAGGCAGTGGTTCAACTCGGCTTCTTCAGGCACCAGCACCCGGCAGTGGTCCAGCCACCGGGACACGTCGCCAGCGGCCACGCCGCTCAGGTCAGGGCGGGCGTCGCGCCAGCGGTTGCCGTACACGTCGCCGTCGCGCGAGACGAGGACGCCATCGCCCGCAGCGTAGGTGATGCCGCGCAGCAGGCGGGCGTTGGCGGCGCTGCGGTTCTCGTCGTAGCAGACGGACGCCTCGATGCGTCGGGCGGTCTTGCCGGTGACGTGGATGCTCTTGCAGTTGACGTGACGGAAGATGGCGTTGAAGCTGCCCCGGCTGATCTCGGTGCGGGCGTCCATGTCGAAGTAGGCGTCGTCTTCGATGATGTAGGCGAAGCGTTCATACCAGCTCGCCTTGTCAACGCGCCCGACCTCCTTGCGCTCCACCTCGGCGATGACCTTGGCGGCCTCGTCAGGGAACGCCTCAGTGGGTGACAGCTTGGACATCGCCGCCTGCATATGCTCGGCCAGCAGCTCGTCGCGCAGGCCGGGCGAGACGCGTGGGCCGCCGTTCTGATAAACCCAGTTCAGAAACGCCTGCGTGTTGAACCCCTCGCAATGGCCGTGGTAGCAGCAGAACGAGCGGTCCAGCGGCTTGTAGCGGGCTCCAATCTGGCCGTCCGTGTGCTCGGCGTGGTTGGGGCATACGATGCCCATCCAGCCTTCTGCGTTCGTGTGCGACAGCACCAGACCCTTGTCGTTGAGCCACTCCAGCACCGTGTCCTTGCCGGTGTCGCGCAGCTTGAACGACAAGACGCGCGCGGTGTCCGCTTCCGCTGGCGTGACGCCCAGCGCCTCGCAGATCTGCGGCAGCGTGTACTCACGGGTGCGGTCGAACTCGACCAGATGCGAACGAAAGAGATCGCGGCCAGGCTTCAGATTGATGGAACCGGGAATGCGGAAATTCCGCACCGGATTGGTCGCGCCGGGGTCCGTGTAGCCCGCCTCGGCGATGGCGGTAATGGCCGCGCTGAACTCGCCCTTGGATGGTTGCTCGCTGAAGCCGTAGCCCCATTGGAATGAACCTTCGCTGGTCTCCATGATCCATGTCGGGGGCAGCGGGGGCACCTTGGACTTGGTGCCGATGTCGTCCAGCATCATGCACAGGACGTAGTCGCAATTCGCGGCGCTGGCGCTGGGCTTGCCGTCAAGG